AATTGATGACGAAGCTAAAGAGAAGATGATTAAAGATGGTATTCCCAACAAGGGTCTGCAAGCTCAACTTTTCAAAGTAGATAGTGACGGTAATCAATACTACAAGGCTACTCGACCTCACTTCAACCCTAAGCTTGTAAATAGAGAAACAGGTGAGAAGGGTGTACTAATGGGGCCACCTAAAGTCCTAAGATTGGAGGGTGATGAGTACGTTGATTGGGACTTAAACGAAGATGGCCTCCTTGGTAATCTGACTGGTGCTACGGTGAAGTTCGATGTATGGGACGGTAAGATTACTACAATGGAAAAAATCTTAGTCACTGACCATGTTCCCTACGAGTCCAATGAAGATGATGGTGGATTCTAATGTCAACAATATTTATTACATTTACAGAGGATGGTGGCGATAGTGTAAAGTTGGTGCGACATGAAGTAGAGGACTTGTATGCCCTATCTCTATTCTTCGCTGATGCTGCTAGGGCCGCTGGTTACACTTACGTTGAATCAGTAGGCTTTGAAATGGATGATGGTGAAATGGTCTTTGGGGGGTTGTAATGTCTAAGCATAAGGTTCTGGTCGATGGTGATATATTAGCTTATCGGTCAGCCTTTGCTACACAAGACTTGCAACCCAAAGATGCAGAAGAGAAAGTAGAGATACTTCTTGACTACATCCTAGAGGAGACACTAGGGTTCCCTACCCCAGAACAGTTTGAGGTTTACCTCACGGGGTCAGGGAACTTTAGGTACGACATAGCTAAGTCACACCCGTACAAAGGCAACAGAGTAGCAGTAGAGAAACCAAGACATCTACAGCATGTTAGAGATTATTTAGTGGATAAGTTTGAAGCCACAATCAGTAATGGAGAGGAAGCTGATGACCTAATATCCAAAGAAGCTACGAGACTTGGACCTGATACAGTAGTAGCCTCTATTGATAAAGATATGTTACAGATACCTTGTCGTCACTTTAACTTTAGCAAGAATGAGTGGACTACAGTAAGTGAGTGGGATGGTCTTAAGTTCTTCTACACTCAAATACTAACAGGGGATAGAGCAGACAATATTGTTGGTTTGTTTCGTGTTGGTCCAGTCAAAGCAGGTAAGATACTCAGCGAAGCTAAGACTGAGGAAGACCTATGGGAAGCTTGTGTTAAAGCCTATGATGGTGACACAGATAGGGTTTTAGAGAATGCTAGGCTTCTGTGGCTTAGACGTGTAGAGGATGAACTATGGGAGCCACCAGTAAAAGACGGCAACAAGCAATTAAGAATGGGTACAGATCAGGACTAGAGGATAAGATATCCAAGGACTTAACCGAGAGGGGTGTAACTTTTGAGTATGAAACACTTAAGATCAAGTGGGAACTATCAGAAACCAAGAGTTACACCCCAGACTTTATATTACCTAATGGTATCATTATAGAGTCTAAGGGTAGGTTTGTAGCAGCAGACAGGAAGAAACACCTCAAGATTCAAGAGCAACACCCTAACTTTGACATTAGGTTTGTGTTTTCTAACTCTAAGAATAAACTTTACAAAGGAGCTAAGAGTACCTATGGTGATTGGTGTGATAAGCATGGGTTCTTATATGCAGACAAAAGGATACCTGAACAATGGCTAGTCAGATGAAGTTTAAAGTACACCATGTCCTAGATGACCCTAGAGAGGACGAGTACGGAACTTACTGGTTGCTTTGTCGTGTAGAAGATGCTAATGATGAATCAATGTTCGATGATGAGATACCTTTCATGTCTCTTGATGCAGCTTATAAGTTTAAGAGTCACTTCTTATCGTCGATAGACCCTATTGTAATAGAGTTTGAAATGGAGAATCGTTATGAATCATAAGGAAAAACTAAAGAGAGAGGCTTGGGAGGAGTACAGTAACTCTATAAAACCAGCTTGGGATAAATATGACGAGGTTAGAAAATCAGCTTGGGATAAGTACAAAAAAGAAATTAAGGAGATAGATAAGAGTCATGACTCGTAAGGAAAAGCTAGAGGAAGAAGCTTATGCTAAGTTTAAAAAAGCTGAGAAACAAGCTTTGGATGAGTACGTAGAGGCTAGAAGCCCAGCTTTGAGGGAGTGCAACGAAGAGGTAAAACCCTATGATGATGAATACGATAGGGTTGTACAACAAGCTGATGAGGACCACCACAAAGCTTTGGAGCAAGCTCGACTTGAGAGAGCAATAGCGAGTAAGCCCTTTCGGGATAAGTACCTAGAAGTTGAGAAACAAGTTAAGGCTAGATATTATAAGGCTAAACGACGAGCTAATAGTGATTTAATAGAAGAGCTGAAGGAGATAGATAAGAATCATGACTAGCAAGACAGCAGTAGTATTCTCATGCGCTCACGCAGACCCCTCAGTGGGAAATGAGAGGTTTGATTGGCTAGGTGAGCTTATCTATGAGGTAAACCCGACCTACATTGTTGACTTAGGGGATGGGGCAGATATGAAATCCCTTAACACTTATGATACTCGTTATCCACAAGCTATCGTAAGTCAGAACTATGAGCAAGACATTAACTGTTATAATGAAGCAATGGATCGCTTACGTAGTAAACCTAGTAGTCGTAAGTATAAACGACCATACTGGATTGGATTTGAGGGAAACCATGAGAATAGAATCAAAAAGGCTATAGCACATGACCCAAGACTTCAGGGAGAGACATACGGGATTTCCTTCGGGCATCTTCAAACAGACAAGTGGTTCGATGAGTACCATGAGTACCACAATAGCGCCCCTGCAATCGCTGATTACGATGGTGTCTCTTATGCTCATTACTTTAGTTCTGGTAATTTTGGTTCAGCTATGTCTGGTCTACACCATGCCAATAGTCTACTCACCAACCGTAACCACAGTTCTACTTGTGGTCATAGTCATAAACGTGATATTAAATTTAAAGATGGTGCGCACCCTAATGGTATTATCGGGTTGGTTGCGGGTTGCTTTAAAGGAGCAGAAGAGTCTTGGGCTGGACAGTCAAACTTAGATTGGTGGAAGGGCTGTGTTATTAAGCGTGAGATAAGCAATGGTATCTATGAGCCTGAGTTTGTGTCGCTTAGTCGTTTAAAGAAGATGTATTCTTAATTATATGGTAAAGGAGCAACCCCATGAGTGATATGCCAGATAATATTTGGGCAATACACGTCCATATAGATGATGCAACGTGGTATGAGTGTCCCGTTCCCGATACAGAAAAGTACATTCGAGCAGACATCCATGAAGCTAAAATCAAGGAATTAGAGAAAGCTCTCATCAAGATTGCTAATCAACACACAGTCGATGAGCTTATAAAAAAAGGTGTGGAGAATAGTGAGTACGACGATAAAATTAGTGTTTCATTCAAGCAGGTCTCCGCAACCTCGCTTGTTGCTTATGGTAAAATGATTTTGGTTGCGCGGGATGCCCTCGCAAAACTGAAAGGAGCAACCAGATGAGTGATGCACCAGAAGTGATGGATGAAGACATGTTGATGCACCGTATCAAAGCACATTTAGCATCGCCGGATGTTTATGATCCCCCGACATTCAAGGACATGGCTGATCGCATCAAAGAACTAGGGCTGCGCGAGATGCAGTTAATAGGCGAAAGTCTCGAAGACGCTAAGCGCATCAAAGAGCTAGAGGTGCGCATAGATGAGTTAGAAGTTGTGGTTAAGAAGCTATGGAGTAGGCAGGATAGCTTGGACACTTTTGATGCTGCTGTTAATGATATACTATCACCTCTTTTCGAGGAGCAACCCCATGAGTAATGATATAAAAATATTAGAGGTAGAAGAGCATGAAGATGGTTCGGCTACTCTTCAACTGGAGTGTAACCCAGAAACCATTGCTGCGATCTTAAACTTAGGCTTTGTGACTTTACTTAAGGCAGGATTAGAAACAGACAAGGAGAGTGAATCGTAAGCATGGGAAAACGTAGTAACTTCGAGAGACTACCGAGGGACTACTACCCTACTCCTAGAGAGGCGGTAGTTCCACTCTTAGATCATCTGCCACAAGAGGAGTTCGTTTATGTAGAACCTTGTGCTGGTGATGGTCGTCTTATAGGTCACATAGGGGACTTGACAGAAGGTTTAGCTCAGTGTATATACGCTAGTGATATAGAACCACAAGTAGAGGGGATTCGTGTGGCAGATGCTTTACAGATTAACTTTGGTAGTGATTATGGAGTAGTAGACCTATGTATTACTAACCCACCGTGGGAAAGGAAGTTTCTACATGCTTTTATAGATCACTGGCTTGACATATGCCCCACTTGGTTACTCTTCGATGCTGATTGGGCGCACACGAAACAGTCTGCTACCCTTATGACTTATTGTAAG